CTATGACGCCCGGGTGTCGGACGAGTTCAAGATCTTCACCAATGTGGACAGTGCGGTGGTGGACCCGAAAGCCTTTTCGGATGCGAGCTTCGTGGATCGCAAGACCGATGTGTGCGTGATTCCGCCCAACAGCTTTGCGCTGGCGCGAACGGTGGAATATTTCCGGGTGCCGCGCGATGTGCTTGTGATCTGCCTTGGCAAGAGCACCTATGCGCGCTGCGGGATCATCGTGAACGTGACGCCGCTGGAGCCCGAGTGGGAAGGCCATGTGACGCTGGAGTTCTCCAATACCACGCCGCTGCCGGCGCGGATCTATGCCCATGAGGGGGCTTGCCAGTTCCTTTTCCTGAAGGGCGAGGGCGTGTGCGAGACGAGCTACGCCGACCGTGCGGGCAAGTATATGGGCCAGAGGGGAGTGACGCTGCCGCGCCTGTAACCGGGTTCAGAAGCCGCGGATGAGGAGCTGCAGGCGCGCGATCCATGGTGCGTCGGCGACGACGGTCTGCCGGCTGCCCGGGCGCGAGGGCAGGATGTGGAGGCGACTGCCTTCGGTGCCCACCAGGCGGCCGAAAGCGAAGCGACCAACCGAGCGCGGAACCAGGATATCGGTGTTGATGGCGTCGACGAAGCGCTCGGGCGGCAATTGCTCCAGCCAGAGCTGGTCTCCGGCGCGATAGTCTCCCTGTGAATCGCGCACGATGAGGCCGATGGCACCCGGGGCTGCAGCCGGCGGATGAAGGGCCAGAGGCGTCGATAGGGGTTGGGCGCCATCGGCGGTCAGCTGGGCGGCGACAGGGATCTGGATGTCGCCGGACTGGGCGATGAGCTCGCGTGGTTCGACTTCGAGCGCCTTTGCGAGGCGTTCGATCCAGGGGACGGTAAGCTGACGTGTTCCGGTTTCGAGGCGTCCGATCGTGACCGCCGTTGTGGGCGGATCGCAACGGGCAGCGACCTCGGCCAGGGTGAGGGCCCTGGCTTTCCGGATCTCGCGGAGGCGACTCATCATTCTTGTTCTCTCGGTTACGCGATGTCCTACAGTGTTACCATTATGGCAAGAAAATGGGCCTGTCGAGTCTTTAGGAGGAGCGAAGGCCATGATCGATGCTGCGGATTATCCGAATCGTTTGCTTGAGCGGCAGATGCTGGCGCCATCGGATGCGGTGGATCGCCAGGCAGTGACGGTGAATCTGGCGGAGTCGCCGCTGGGCTGGCTGGCGCGGCGCGGATTGCTGTCGGCGCGGCAGGTGGCGGCAGGCGAGCGCTTGCGCGCCGACCATGGAAAGTCGGGGCTGGCCGTGCGGGTGACCATGCGGTGGGAAGCGGCGCCGCGTGGGTCGGATGGCCGCGGTTCGGGTGCGCAGGGGCAGGTGCTGGGCGCACTGGACGCGCGGAGGCGGTTCGAGGCGGCGATGGCTGCGGTTGGACCGGGGCTTTCGGACATCCTGTGGCGGGTGGCGTGCGAAGGGGAAGGGCTTGCGGACGCCGAGAAGGGCCTGGGCTGGCCCACGCGCGCGGGCAAGCTGGTTCTGGGGCTGGCGCTGGATCGGCTGGCCGGCCATTATGAATACCAAAATGGTATTTTTAATGTTGACAAGCGTGACGATATGGTATAGTAGTTCAAGCATGCTGGAGAATTGCGGGTTGCGGCGAGGTGCTGCGGCCCGGGTGATCTGACCGGGCCCTCTCATGAGCGCCGTGGGTGGCGCACCGCGTTTCATTCGGAGGTGGTCTGGGCGTTGGATGGGGCGTGAGCTTTCGTTGCTGGAGCGGCTTGCGCGGCTTCCGGCGGAGGTCCGCGCGCCGATCCTGAGCGATGTGCGCGGTGGGCAGCGCACGGCGCTGGCGCGGAGCTGGCGGCTGACGGCGCGGCCGACCCAGCTGCCGCCGCCGGGGGATTGGTCGGTGTGGCTGATCCTGGCAGGTCGGGGGTTTGGCAAGACGCGGACAGGGGCCGAATGGGTGGCGGCGCTTGCCGCGCGCCATCCCGGCGCGCGGTTCGCGCTGGTGGGTCCCACCGCGCACGACGCGCAGTCGGTGATGCTGGAGGGCGAATCCGGCCTGCTGGCCGTTGGGAGAGGGCGCAACAGGCCGGTCTGGCGGGCAAGCCGGCGCGAGCTGCACTGGCCGAACGGCGCCATGGCGGCGCTTGTGTCGGCCGTGGATCCGGATTCGTTGCGCGGGCCACAGTTTCACTTCGCCTGGTGCGACGAGATCGCGGCCTGGTCGAAGGTGGCCGATGTGTGGGCGAACCTGCGCATGGGCTTGCGGCTGGGGGCGCATCCGCGCGCCGTGGTGACGACGACGCCGCGGCCGCTGGCCTTTCTGCGCGCGCTGCAGGCGGCGCCGGATGTGGTGGTGAGCCGGGGGACGACATTCGACAATGGCACCCACCTGCCGGCGGCCTTCCTGCGCGATGTCCAGGGGGCCTATGCGGGCACCTCGCTGGGGCGACAGGAACTGATGGGCGAGCTTCTGGAGAGCCACGAGGGCGCCTTGTGGAGCCGCGATGGGCTGGACCAGTGCCGAGTATCCGAGGCGCCCGAACTTGTCCGCGTTGTGGTGGGGGTGGACCCGCCTGCGGGACCGGGCGGGTGCGGGATCGTGGTGGCAGGGATCGATGCGCGTGGCATTGCCCATGTGCTGGCGGATTCGAGCGTGCATGGAACGACGCCGGAGGGGTGGGCCCGCGCGGTTGCGGCAGCGCATGCGCGGTTTCGGGCGGATCGTGTGGTCGCCGAAACGAACAATGGTGGTGACATGGTGCTGGCGACCTTGCGGGCTGCCGACCTGGCGCTGCCGGTGAAGCAGGTGAAGGCGAGCCGCGGGAAGGCAGCCCGCGCTGAGCCGGTATCGGCCCTCTATGCCGTGGGCCGGGTGAAGCATGTGGGGCTGTTCGCGGCGCTGGAGGACGAGATGTGCGGCCTGCTGGTTGGGGGTGGATACTGCGGCCCGGGCCAATCGCCTGACCGGGCTGACGCGCTGGTGTGGGCGCTGACGGAACTGATGCTGGCGGACCGGGCAATGGCGCCGGCCGTGCGCGTGCTGGGGCAGTGAGCGGGAGACGGGAATGCGACATGGTGGAGACTGGCCGGGCCTTGGCATGTTCCTGGCCTGGGCGAAGACGCGCGCGCACGAGCCGTCGACCTGGGCGGGGCTTGCAATGATCGCGGTGGTGCTTGGATCCGACCCCATGCAGGCGCAGGGGCTGGCGCAGGCGATTTCGCTGATCATCGGTGGTGGGCTGGTGGCCGCAGCCGAAGCGCCCGGCGCCGGGGACCGGCCATGAGCTGGGCGGCGCGCCTTCTGGGGCGCAGCGAACGCAAAGGCCTGGGGCCGCGCCCCTGGGCGCTGACGGCCACTGCATCCGCCGAGCCGCCGGCAGGATATGAGGCGCAGGTGCGGGCGGCGCTGCGCAATCCGGTGGCGCTGCGCGCGGTCCGGCTGGTGGCCGAGGGGCTGGCGAGCGCGACAGTCGAGGCGGGGGAACCCGATCATCCTGCGCTTGCCCTTGTGCCGCCACAGCTGCTGGAGGGCCTGGCCACGCACCTGCTGCTTTCGGGCAATGCCTTTGTGGAGACGGGGCTCGACCTTGCCGGGAGGCCGGCGGCGCTGTGGCTGCTGCGCCCGGAACGCATGCGGCTGGAAACGGACGCCAACGGCTGGCCTGTGGCCTGGGTTTATCAGGTGGGAGGGCGGACGCAGCGGCTGGCGGCCGAGGGCGATGCGGCCGCCCCGGGTGTGCTGCACCTGAAGGCCGGGAACCCGCTGGACGACCATCTGGGGCAGGGCGCGCTGGCGGCGGCTTCGGAGCCGATTGCCTTGCTGCAGGCTGCCGGGCGGTGGAACCGGGCGCTAATTGCCAATGCCGCGCGCCCTTCGGGTGCGCTGGTACTGGATGGCGAGAGTGGACCAATGGGGGCCGAGCAGTTTGAACGGCTGGCAGCCGAGATCGAGGCGGGCTTCCAGGGGGCGGCCAATGCCGGGCGCCCGATGCTGCTGGAGGGGGGCCTCAGGTGGCAGGCGCTGAGCCTGACTCCGGCCGAGATGGACTTTCAGAAGGCACGCGAGGCGGCGGCACGCGAGGTGGCGCTGGCCTTCGGGGTGCCACCGATGCTGCTGGGCCTGCCGGGCGATTCGACCCACGCGAACTATGCCGAAGCCAATGTGGCCCTGTGGCGCCTGACCATCCTGCCGCTGCTGGGGCGGATCCTGGATGGGCTGTCGCGGCATCTGGGACAATGGTGGCCGGGATTGCGGCTGGTGCCGGACCTGGATCTGGTGCCGGCGCTGTGGGCCGACCGCGAGCGGCTGTGGCGCCATGTGGGGGAGGCGAGCTTTCTGAGCGAGGACGAGAAGCGCGAGCTTCTGGGCTGGGCCCCGCGCGCAGCTTCTGTGCGGGAGGGGCGCGATGGATGAGATGGTGACCTTGACGGGCTATGTCAGCCGCTTCGACGTGGCTGACCGCCAGGGCGACGTGGTGCGTCGGCAGGCCTTCTTGGGTGCTGCGGCGGATGTGCCGCTGTTGTGGCAGCATGATCCGGCTCGGCCGATCGGGCGGGTGCTGCGCCTGACCGAGGATCAGGCGGGGCTGAAGATGATTGCCGGCGTGAGCACGCAGTGCCGCGATGGAGCGGACGCGCTGGCCTTGCTGCGCAGCGGCGCAGTTGACGGCTTGAGCTTTGGTTATCGTGTGAGGTCGGCACGCAAGCGCCCGGGCGGGGGGCGCGAACTGCTGCGACTGGAGCTGATCGAATGTTCGGTGGTGACCCTGCCGATGCACGAGGAGGCGCGCGTGCTGGCGGTGGGCTGAGGCACGGGTTGCTGGGGACGAAGGAGAGCAGACAAGATGGGATATGAAACCAAGGCCGCCGCGGTGGTGACCGCGGAGGGACTGCCCGATGACGTGCGTGCCGACCTGGAGGCGCTGCGGCTGGAGGTGAAGCAGGATCTGGAGCAGCTGGGCCGTCGGCTGGCCTCTGCGCCGCCGCGCGCGGCGGTGGCGGGGGCGCAGACGGGTGGCTTTGCCGATGCCTATCTCCGCAAGGGGATCGAGGCCGGGTTCGAGGCGAAGAAGCTTTCGATCGGGGTGGCCGGCGAAGGCGGGCTTGCGGTCCCGCTGGAGATCGATCAGCGGATCGAGAGCACGCTGAAGCAGGTGTCTCCGATCCGTCAGATCGCCGACGTGGTGAAGGTGGGCTCGGCCAATTATCGCAAGCTGGTCGCCACCGGTGGCTTTGCCTCTGGCTGGGTTTCGGAAGTGGCGGGACGGCCGGAGACGGCGACGCCGGTGTTTGCCGAGGTGGCGCCCCCGATGGGCGAGATCTATGCCAACCCGGCAGCGACGCAGGCGATGCTGGACGATGCGGGCTTCGATGTGGAGGGCTGGCTTGCGAACGAGATCGCGGTCGAGTTTGCGCGGGCTGAAGCGGTTGCGTTCGTGTCGGGGAGCGGGACGGGGCAGCCGAAGGGCTTCCTGACCTATCCGGTGGCCACGACGGCTGACGCCACGCGACCTTTCGGAACGGTGCAGTATCTGCCGTCGGGTGCGGCGGGGGCGTTTGTTGCAACGAACCCGGCCGACCGGCTGGTGGACATGGTGCATGCGCTGAGGGCGCCGTATCGGCAGGGCGCGGCCTGGGTGATGAACTCGAACACGATTGCGACCATTCGCAAGTTCAAGGACACGACCGGGGACTTCATCTGGCGCAACGGCCTGCAGGTGGGCGAGGCGCCGACCCTGCTGGGCTATCCGGTGGTGGAAGTGGATGCGATGCCCGACATCGGCGCCAACAGCCTGTCGATCGGCTTCGGTCAGTTCCGGTCGGCCTATGTGGTGGCCGAGCGCGGCGAGACGGCCGTGCTGAGGGACCCCTATTCGAACAAGCCGTTCGTGCACTTCTATGCGACGCGCCGGGTGGGGGGTGCGCTGGTGAACAGCGAGGCGCTCAAGCTGATGCGCTTTTCGGCAAGCTGAGCAGCGGGCCAACGGCAAGCTGCAACTCAAGGGGGGCTTCGGCCCCCCGATTTCTCGAGAGTGGGGTACAGGCGCATGGGGCTGGTTTCCGTGACCGTGGAGGCCAATGGCTGGGTGCTGGCGGTGACCGGCAGCTGGTCGGCGACGCCTGGCGCCTGGGAATATTCCGGCGAGGATCGCACCAACGGCCGCTTCCTGGACGGCGGCACGGACCAGTTCCCGCTGGACCCGGACGGCACGCCGAAGATCATGCTGACCGTGACCCGGCAGGGCTTCACGCGCTCGGGCGGGCAGGCGGTTGCCTCGAGCGGGGACACGCAGGTGGTGGTGGCGAC